ATAATCTTATTTGACCAAGTATAGGGCAGGGTTTTTGAGAAATTGGAATAAATCACCCAGAGATTTTGCTCGTCTGTACCCATTGTATAGTTCCCGGTTCCTCCTGTTGAATAGGCAGTAACATTAAATACATTGCTTCCGTTGTAAGTGAAATTCATATTGCTTACGTTTACTGTTCCCGTGTCGTCCATGCTGATGTTTATAGGTATTTCAACATAGCCAGTAAATGAATTTTCAAGGTAGCTATTGAACACAGAAGAGTCCAATGATATGTTAATTTCTGGGTCGGATTCGGTCATCTCCACATAAAAATCGTGCAAAGTCATATTACAAGGAGAATCGCTGTGCAGGACAAATGGTACATCACAATATCCAGATGAGTCTGGTGAACAATCGTCTAAATAATCCATTATCGATTCATTTAGGTTCATTGTCATATTTGGAGAAACCGAGTCGTTGAAATGGATATCTTGTGGCGTTGCAGGTAGTGTTGAAAATCTCTACCTTTCCCTCGTAGTATCTGAAGCATTTATTTGTCACGCTCCCGTATGCCCTTAGTCTGAGTTGATTTTCCTCTAAAGCTCCGAAAGCGGCTGCTGGAAGTACAACTGTTTTGGTGTTTGTAGTTCCCAAACCACCCGTTGTTAAACCCGACAATCCAGTTATAGTATTCCACCCACCGCTATAATATTGATAAGTAATAGAAGCTGATGTTGGGTCGGTTGAATATTTGACAGTTATATTTCCCGCATATGTACTATCGGGAATTGTATAATTTTCATACATATAATAGGCATTTCCTCCTAAATAATAACATTGCTGCCAATATGTTCCCCAATTCTCATCTACTGCTTGTCCTTTAGAGCCTGCTTCACAAGTTCCTGCATCAGCTAAACAATTCCAACTATCTTCACTATCATCTTCCACCCCTACATCGCAAGTATAATTAAGAGCGGAGACATTGAGATTGGCTGCAGTTATGGATGTGGCGTAATAGAAAGAATAATTAAATGTATGGCTTGTCCCTGTCAAGAAATTGGCTTGGCTGTCTGCTTTGTAGACATTTGTAGTGACATTGGGTATATCGCTTAGTAAAGTCCCATTTAGATAGATTTTAACATTAGAAGGATAGTTGGCTCCGTTTTTGTGTCTTGTAAAATTAAGAGTGATGTTCTCATAAAGCCTGTCCTCTGAATGAAGCCTAATTGTCAAAGTCTCATTTCCAGCAGAACCAAAAGTGACGTTTATTGAATAGTTTAGAGTATTATTTAACTGATTTATTCCGCTCAGTGCATTTAGCCAATTATATTCATTTGTTCCGAAGTCCAAGCCAAGAACTGAGTTGTTTATAGTCAAAGTGCAAGCCCCTGATGCCGATGCTGTGCAAGTGAAGTTCACGGGCTCGTTTGATTCAAAATATTTGTCTGCAGAGGTTCCATTGAGATAAAGAGTCACAACATCTGTACCTTTGGCTACATCGAAAAACCAAGTATCCGAAACATTTCCAAAGCCCGATGTGTCATTGGCAGTAGAGTTCCAATAATATCCACCTGCTCCGAATGTCTCGTTCCAATGCCAGATATTGTTTCCGAGAGTTACCATACTATAATTAGCAGCACTTCCTGTGAGATTGGTCTCAATTACGACTGTGTCAATGGCGTGGATGCCTTCAATCCAACTTATGTTGAATTTGCTTATATTATTAAAATAGACTGTGCTTATATTACTCTCATTGCGAGACCATTGTGGAAGAGCGTCTCCTGCTATAGTAAAGGTCTTGAGAGGAGTAGCGTTTTCATTTCCACTTGTATCATTATAATAATAAGTCCAATTTACTGTCATATTTAGAGATTCTCCTATAGACGAGTTTCTCCAAGTAGAATTAGTCCATTCCCAAGTATTAGTTGCATTTACTGTGGCATTCCAAGTAAGATTTCCATCATAATATTTAGCTACCGTGGCTCCTCCTCTTGCCATTGTTATATTTATTATAACATTATCGTCTACACACGATTCATGTATTACCCAACTTAAATCTGTAGGGTCGGCTGGAGCTGCTCCTGTTGTATATAATGTTGTCCAACCAGAACCAGTATAATTCCAACAATAGATTTGAAGGTCATCATTTCCTCCAATTTTTGAATTTAAAGAGATGTTGGAAGTAAATGGTATTGGGTTTTCATAAGTTGCATTCATATAACACCATCCAATAGCAGAGCATTGCACCCAAGTCGTTTTATTTCCATCAAAGGCGTGTTCACAAGAATATGATGCTGAAAAACCAACTCCGTCTGCCATACACTCATAGTTGATTCTTCCATAAGTATCTGAATTGTTGTAAAGAATGTCTGTTGTATGGTTTACAAAATTTCCGCTCGAATTTTCTGATAAGATACCATAATGTAAAGAAGTCTCGTCAAATCCTTGAGCAGCCAAGACTATGCTTTCGTTTACTTTAATTGTATCATCAGCATCTTGCGATGTTTGATTTCTCCAAAGTGGTGCGGTTACATCTCCTACTACTGGTGGTGATTCTTCTGGACCTAATAGCAAATCTAATGGCGGATAAGAACCTTCAAAACTCAACCCCACAAAGGAGAAATAGTAGACAGGATTAGTGTCTCCGCCAGGAGAGTTGTCCCCTATAAAGAAGTTATCAACACTGGCTTCGAGCGTTATCGTGTCAGTAGCAACCGTAACGGACGAGCCGTCTGACTGATTATACACCCATATAGTTGCGTTTTGAGTCGAATAATTGAAAGTCATCTTGTAAGTCTGTATAGTTTTCATGTCAGAACTCCCATAAACTACACCTGGGCGCGTGGCTTCACGCATCCATTTATCAGCAGTCGGACACCAACCATCATAATAATCTGTACCCGCACCGCTACCTGTTCCGATTCTAATCGAACCATCTGCACCAGTTCCCTGAGTATTGGATGTATTGAACCTTATTACCCAAGTGGAGTTGAGCGCGGCAGCCTCAACGAGTTGGTATTTGTCGGCACCATCTGCCATCGTCAGCTTTATGCCCCACCAATTCCCTTCCTCTGGAATAGTTATGTTCGCCCAAGTCGCCCCACCATCAACACGTGTCCAAGTTGCTGCTTCAAAGGCAGTATCTAAAGCGCCCATCCACTTTGTTCCAAAGCCTAAATCTTCATCCACATAGCTCGGTATTGTTGCAGTAGCATAGTTGTAATAAACAGTCACATTTTTATTCGTATTTTTTAATACTGTGTAATTCCAACCAGGAATACACCATTCATCTCCATCTCCTATTGCCTGTCCAGAATCATCTACAAGTATGAAGTCTGTTTCTGTCCCAGCCACTCCGTCTATCATCCTCAATTCTTCTGAGCAATTATTAGTTCCAAATGTCAGCCCAGACATATTATATTGAAAATAATCATTTATATGGTCATGCTCGGAACTTGCTGTTATTGTGATGTTTTTATAATTCAGCCAATTAGCATCCCACCAAGCGAATGGAATTTCTATTCCCTTTATTTTCGGCTTCAAGTCAATACTATTCTCCCCGAGCTTCGGTGTCTTTATTCCGTAAATAGCTATTGAATAGACTTTGTCTTTTTGAATTGTGAAAGGAGGCGAAATCTCAACCCATCTATGTCTCCAAGTTTCTATTGTTTTTTCTGGAATAGTTATGCAATCTTCTCCAATTATTATAACAGTTCCATTTGGGGATGTGAACTCAATGGGATTGCATTTTTCTCGCTCAGGAATCGTTATGTTTTCTGTGACATTCCTCAAGAGATACGGAGTTATGCTTTCTAAGTCAAAAGCTCCTTTTGCCTTTTTGATTATGAATTGAAAATCATTCCAACTATCTATAGGCACATTTTTATTCACAGATTTATTAAAAACAAGCCAACAGTCTCTTAGACAGGTTGGAGTATAAAAAACCCCAGCCAATGGAGTTCTCTGTAGTTTGTAAGTTATAGCAACTTCCCCTATCCTGATTATTGGGTCTATTTCTATTCTTTCTCCTTGCATCGGTTTGAATCTAATTGAGTATTCGTTTGTGATATCAGAATAATAATGAATAAACACAGGAATATCAGGTTCATCAGGATAAGTAAACTCTATTTTATCTTTAGCGTCTTCGAAACTAAACTGCACATCTCCAAAAAGGAGATGATTATTCCAATATTCTGCTTCTCCTCTTACGTCTTTGAATCGCATTGTTATTCTGTGTAGATTTTTAGTTCGGTTTGGAGAGACTTCATTCGGCTCGAAGATTACATTTATTTTGGTTGAGCTTGTCGAATCGTAAGGAAGTATGTATTCTTCAATCAGAGTGCCACCACTTCCAGAGCGACCAGAGGCATAATAAGGAGTAGATTTTCTGATGATTACATAATTTTCTGCTTCATCTGTAGGATTTTCCAAGCGAGATTCAGTCGGGTAATCTAATTCTACTTTGACAAGAGTCCTTTTGGGAATCAGTTTAAACCATTTGTCTTCGCCGTAAGTTCTGTAGTATTCGACCTCCCAAGTAAATTGTCCTGCTATGTATCTATTATCGTAAAAAGTATTCCACTTCTCTTTGACAATTTTCCATCGTGCAAAGCCTTCTTCATTTCTTGTGAGAATGTGCATCTTGTAAAGAGGATTATCCACGACAACGTATTTCGCATCAGGATAAGTTTCTAACATTCCTTTGAAATCCGAGTACCATAAGGTGACACCAGAACTTGTAGCTAAAATAACAATACTTGATATGATAGTAACTAATTTCCACTTTTTCATATCGACCCCATCTCTACTTTTCCATGACAACCTTTGCATAAAGTTATTAAATTTGAAAGTGAACTATTTTTCGATTCTCTATAAGAATTAATATGATGAACACAAAGCGTTTTATGTGACCCACAGATTTGGCAAATATGATTATCTCTTTTCATTGCTTGTAATCTTATGAAATTCCAATTACTTCCCCTCCAACGCCCAATCTCTCCTCCTTTCCAATTCCAATGATTTTCGCCTCCCATGTCTTTACGTTTTTTTCTTAACCAATAAGGATTTAATTTATTAAGTTCAGCCCGTTTTGGGTTTTTATAAAGTCCCTTTTTCCCTTTATTCCAAGGAGTAAATCCTTTCTTAAAGCCATGATATTTTAAATAACATTTCTGACAAAATTTTTGTTTTGCATTGGCAGGAGACAATTTTAATTGTTTGTTACATCCTTCACATTTTTTAATAATTCCCTTAAATAAACTTTGTGATATTTTTCTTCCTCTTTCTTTTGGATTTTTCCAATTTGTATATTTTTTTCTTTCCATTCTAATTAACTCCTGTGGCTGGCGAGAGTATCACTATGGCTCCTATTATTAATACTAATTCATATTTTTTCATTTAGCCACCTATGGTGTTTTTGGTCCCTTTCCGTTTATCAAATCTATAGTATAATCGATTACATGTTCTACTCTATCTTCTATGAAAATCGCTTGTTTTAGTCCCACCTCATAGTAAGTTCCAGCCCAATTCAGACAAAACGTTCCACCACCATTAAAGATTGACATACAGTTTTCCATATATACTCTAACAGTGCCGTGAGTTGTGCTATGCCATTTGCCTTTGATTCGGATTATTTCTATAATCTTGAGACGGTCTGTTAATTTGGTTATAGGTCCTTGATTATATGTGGCTGTAGTTCTCGGTATAGTGCGAATGATTTGACTATCTGTTGCTATTCTTTCTATTCTGTTCGGGTCCATTATTACTTTTGTGGTGCCCTGACTAGAATAATCTGAACTGCAGATTAGTTCTATTTTACTTGAATCTGCTGAAGTCGTTGCCGTATATGAAGTTTTATTCCAATATTGTGTAATCGCTCTTTTGTCTGGGCTTGGATAACCAGACAATCCGGTGCTAAATAATATGGTCATTTATATCATCCTCCTTAAATCTCTCGTGGTTTCATCTCCTATTGTTCTCGCCAAATCACGTGCAGTGGCTGGGCTAATCATCGTAGCTGTTGGTAATGTTATATTAATAATTGGAGAATAATTAATTGTTGCACCGCCTCCTGCTGGGATTATTGTTTCTCCACCATGGGCTATCAAAGGAACTGGTCTTCCTATAGGTCCAGGGACCACTCCTCCTCGTTGAGCCATATAGAATCTTTCGATTGATGGTATAACATCTTCCCAAAAACCAGCCTGTCCTCTATAGTATTTTCCAATAGTTGATATGGCTGCGCCCCTTGCTTGTAATTTCGTAATAGCCTTTGTTACTCCAGTTATACCCCTTCTAAGTGGTTCTGGAATCAAATTCCAAAGCGTTTCTGTTATTTTATATCCAACGGCTTCTATTCCTTCTTTTATACTATTCACTAAATTCGTGCCCCATGTAACAGGGTCTCCAAAGGCTTCTGTAAATTTCGCCAATGTAAAATTGTCCTTAAACCAAGTTATTAATCCATCTACTTTATCTTTGATTGGGTCATAAATATTTTCTGTTACCCATGTGCCCACACTTTCAAAGGCTTCTGTAATCTCCGCCCAAGAAAATCCTTCTTTTAATGTGTTTACAAATGCAGTCCAACTCGGTTCAATATCTTCTCTTACTCCCTCTATCCAACCGATGAGGTCTCCCCAAATGGCTGCTGCATGGGTTCCAATTAGTGCACCTAATCTTGCCCACGCCTGTCCTACCTTTTTTAAATCTTCTGGAGCATGGCTCCAATCTTCCCTAATTTTACTCCAATTTTTTCTTACTTGTACTAACCATACAATAACTACTGCTCCAATTCCAATCAATGCTGCTAATGCAGCGGTACTTATCCCCAGCGCTGTTGTCCATGCGATTGTTGCAGCCTTAGTTTTTATTAAAATGAGACCAAGTCCCTTCGTTTCTAGAGCAACACTTCCTATAATTTTACCAACAGCCTGTGCTCCTAGTTGCATAAATGCTATTTGTCCTAAAATCCCAGCAATCGAACTTCCTAAATAGAAAATCGCTCCTATAACCCCCTGCACACTTATTGGCAGCCCATAAAAGACATTTGTTAATTTAATGAGCGTCTCCGATAAGGGTTGCAACAATGGGTCCATAGCAGCAATCATAGCTAGTTGAATGTTCATTAACTCTGCCGAGAAATATATTTCCTTTATTTGCTTATTTAAAAATCCAAACGTCCGAGTTAATTGCATACCAAGAAATCCGAGTCCAAGCCACTGCATTTGCCACCTTTGAGTAGATGTGACAACTTTGTCTGTAATATCTTTTAATGCGACAAATTGTCCACTAGCATCTCTCATCCTTCCTGCTGATTTATCCCACCACAATCCTTGTTCTTTGACAATTTTTTGCAATTTAGTTAAGTCGACACCAGCAGCTCGAGCCTGATTTTGCACATCTCGCATTGGTTTAGTAAATTTATCTATAAGTTCAAGTATTACTTGCATGCTTGATAAAGTTTCTACCATTTATCTTCTCCTCATTTTACTCCTTATTTCAGTTAATCTCGCATCTGCCTCTGCTTGTTCTTTTTCAATTCTCAGGCACTCTAAGAGAATATTGGCTATTCGTATCGGAAGTCGTCCTATGTAATCTAAGTCCCAGCCGAATATTTTAGCCAAAGCATATTTCATTTGCCACTCTGGGCTTTGGGCGAAATGTCTGGGACTCTTGGAAAATCCTCTGCTGTGAAACCATTTAGCTCTCCTATTTCTTCTGTCAGTTTTCGAAAAACTTGAGCCGGCATAGTTTTGAGCAATTCTGGAGTTATCTTTGGCTCAATTATCGAGGCTTCCAATGTAGCCCTTCCTACTTTTTCTGCATCGCTTACATTACCTAAGCCCAAAGCAAAATCCGCACTTAGCTCTCTTAGTTTGAATTTTGTCCCACGAATTTCTATTTCTTTTTCTTTAAGTTTCATATCATACCTCCAATTCTTTTTTAAGCAAATTTCTTATCTCTCCCACGCTTCCTCGGAATGCCGGCACTAAAAACGGTCGCTTAACGAAGTGCGGTCCTTTGGCGAGTTCCGGTCTGATTGGTATCCCGAGTCTTTTCATCTTCCTCCTGAATGTTGCAATCGCCTTTTCGGTTATACTATAACCTAATTCCTGATAGATTCCGTAATCTACGCCGTCCGCTATCGCAAACCTCAGCCAACCAAGTCTTACTACGTGAAGGCTCCTTCTCAGAGTCCCCGGTCCGCCCATCACAAGAAATGGGTCTCTTGATGGGTCTCCCACTGGCGCTAATTCTTTTGCTTTCGGAAGCACTATTTCGTTCATGGCTTTGTAGAGTGTTTTGTCTCCTTTTTCGAGCAATGTTTCTGTAGTTGTCTTGAGGTTCTCTATTATTCTCCTCATCTGTCTTGGCTCGTAAATTATTGAAATCATTCACTCATCCTTTGCAAATTCCCTTATTATCCAACCCATTATACCTTCGATTACGTAAAGCTCGGAGCTTATCCGCAGTATCCCTTCTTTGTTCTTTGGCTGGAATTCTTCCAACCATCCGAGTTCTCTTGTCCTAGCGTCCTTTTGTTCCTTAAGCCAGTTCAATACTTTAAACACTGGCTTTATGTTATTTCCCTTCCCGTTTTCTTGCATTTGTAGTCCTCCAGTTTTCCAAGCACAATAACGTGTGCGAGGAAGTTGTCAGTCACGATTCTGTTCTTACCCATAGAGACTCTATCCTCGTAGTCGCTCATTATAGTCTCGCTCTTCTTCGGCTTCTTCAAGAAAAGTCTGCTGATGAACTTGACTAAGCCCTTGAATCTATTTCTTCCCCAATCGGCTTCTAGTCCTCTTAGGTGTGCCAATATTTCTTCTTCCGCTTCTTTTTTGAACCAGATATCATAGACTCTGATTTCTCTTGCATAGACCGCGTGTTGACCTTTATTTTTGAATCTAAGGTCAGAGAGCCATTGTTCAAAAGTCTCCCACTTTTCTGGAAATGTATCTGCTGCTATGAATATGTGCATTACATCATCTCCCTCCCGAAGTTTTTGTTCTTTGGGTCTGTGAAAAAGCCGTCCTCGATTTTTCCCATCACGTACAGATGAATCCAAAAGTTCTTGTCCGCCACAGCAGATTCCGGTGCAGCGACTATTTTTTTGATGTCTATTCCCTTTAGTGGCATCAGTTTTTTGATGAGTTTCTGCGTCATGCTCATCTCTTTGAATCTTCCGTCTCCGGGCGATATTGCTTTTAGTACACTAAGTAGCTCGTCTTCAAGGTCTTTCCGGTATACTATGTCGAATATCTTTAACTCTCTCACGCTGACTGTCGGCTTGAGCGGGTGGCTGAATTCGTACTTTTCCATGTATTCTCGAAAGTTCTCTAAGTGTTTCGGACAGCCATCCGCTATGACTATCAAGTGCAATCTTATCTCCTCTAGTCTGTGTCGTCCCAATTGGTCGGGTCGTTGGTTACATCTGCGGTTATTATCTCAAGTTGGTAATAGCTTGCAGTCCACGGGAATGTTATCTCCTGAACTTTTGTCGGGTCTATATCCATGGGAATCTCTCCTATGACCACGTCCCTGAAAGTCCAGTTAATTGCTTGCGTTGCTGGTGCTGCCCTGTTGTTTATGTCGAAATTGAACTGCTTTTTCTTCACAGTCGCTGCTGGAACGTATGGTGCTGTTGCATCGTTCATCAAGGCATCGTACAAGTCCATACCACTTGTAGTGGTCACGTTAATCGTAGCCGTGCCTGAAATCTCCTGCCTCCCTGGGATTATGTCGTAAAAGCTCCTTCTCAGAGTGCTTGCTCCGTCGCTTGCTAAAGCATAGTTCCTTGTTATGTTGTTGTTTATGGTGAACTCGAATGCTGTGAATTCCCCCGCTCTCTCAGTTTCAGTTCCGTCATCTGCGTAGCTTATCACGCAGTGTCCCCAGCCGAATGGTGGCTTCGTTGAGCGGCTCAAACTCTGAAAGGCTTGAGACGTGTAAGCCGCCGCCTGTTTTGCAAAGAAATCAAATGTGCACTCTACTCGTTCCCCAGCCCTTGCTCTCATAGTAAACGAGTCTACTACACACCCGCTCAATATGTTCATTCTTATATTCTTCGCTGTCGTGGTGGTTATGTTGTGCCCCACTTCCATTGTAAAGCTCGGTAATAGATGACTTCCGTATGCGCTTGTATCTGTATTCGGGATGACAAACGCTGACCCACTGTGAAACTTATTATACGCGTCTAAAGGCAGTTTGAGCAACCAAACATCCATAGTTGTAGCGTCCAAATCATCCGGTAGCCAAAACGTCAGAGTCCCTGTCACTTCATGCGCTCCCTTTATCACGTCCCCTGCTTTTCTGAATCTTGCCCCGCCTAGTACCCATTCCTGTGTTACGTTCTCATTTATATTAAATGAACATGAGCGAAGCCAAGTAACTCTCTCCGTGGGCGTGACTGGTGTTCCATATGCAGCTGCTGCCTCGTATCCCCAGTCTGCTATTCCTTCCCAACCATATACGTATGTCGGCATTATTCATTACCTCTTTTTATCTTAACTAACTTGGGTTTTATTTTTCTCTCTTCGACTTTGTCGAAGAATTTATTCGACTTCAAGATACTCTCTGCGACATCGTCAGGCAAATCCAAGACGTCTCCGTCTTTCAACACCTTTGCCGCTCCCTGCAGGATTATCTGTCCGTCTCCTCTATATCGGATTTTCATTTCTCTTTATCTCCTCCTTTCTTTCCACATCCGTTCATATTTTTACCTCTTAAGTGTAATAATGTCGGACCTGAATCTCCGCCGATTTCCTATGAAGTCCCCCGGTCCTCTTGGAGGCTTCGGCTTCTATGTTGACAGCTCTGGTGACTACTAAATCCTCTATGCCATTTTTCTCCAAAGTAGCTTGCTGGCTGGCGAGAGTGTCATAAACATCATCCCATAGCTCGTCCAATTCCTTGCTCGAAGTTGAAAAAACATCTATGGTTATGTTCATCATGACTTCCTTATAGTCCGCCCCTATACTTTGCCAATCATCCCTCTGCCCGCTGTGGGATAGAACTATAACCGGATAAACAATATCTGCCTTGGGAAAAGAGGTATAGACAAGGGACTGGTTCGTTGAGGAATATCTATATGTTATATCTACATTGTTGACTCCTACTGCCGGCGCTGTTGTGAAAATCACTTTTTTGTTTGCATATTCGACCTGATAGTCTATTCCCATCGTCTTTGTTGAAGCCCCGATAGCGACAGTGCTGACATTCAGAACATTTCCATTGGTCACAGTAAATTCTGTCTCATCTCCGTCCCCGTTGAATTCTTGAGTGGCAGAAGTCCCCCTGCTTTCTGGGTCTGTGACTCCGTTCCTTAGAATCTCACGTATAAGAATAAGAGTATCATGAAACATGGTTGCGCTTGCAACAGTCCTTAAAGTGGTGGTTGCCAAATATACACCTGCTTTGGTGGTAGTTCAGCACTCCGCTTGTCGTGCTGATATATATTAGAATGTATATTTCGCTTTATATAGATTACAGTAGATAAAAGTCTGAAAAAAGTTGTTCTAAATCTGTGTGCAGACAACTTCTCCCTTTATGCCGAACAGTTTGCAGTCGTCGACCGACATACTTGTCGAATATCCCGATTTGAGCAGTTTTTCTCTGCCATTATACTGCATTACGCAGACCGAGTATTCGGGTGGACATCTGAATATGCACTTTTGCCACGACCTATATACGTCTATTTCCACGTCCAGCTCTGTCCTCGATTCTTCCACATTTTTACATTCTACTACTTCAGGACAGACGCATTCCAATTCTTCGCACTCTTCGCACTCCTCGACTTCAGGACAGGTCACTTCCTCGCACTCTTCGCATACTGTCGGTTCAGGACAAGTTTCACACTCATCACAAACAGGACATTCATCACATGCAGGGCATGGTGGATTTAAGAGAAAATATCCCAAGCCTGCACCGATAACCATTCCTATTAGTAGAGTGGCAATGAATTTCTTCATAAAGTAGATTAATTTTGGATATTTAAATACATTATCTTTGCAAATTACTTTCCAAATCGCAAACCAGAAATTCCTCATCAATTCCTATTCTTATTCCGGCGCCCCCATTTTTAATCGTGGTTACTAAATTTCTCAATACTCTATTATTGCACTGACTTCTGAGGCGTCCGGAGAGTTCTGGATATGCGATGAAGTAAATTATGACTATAGCTAAAGCCAAAGCCAATAGTATTGCTATGATTTTCCATTTGTTTAATTTGATTTTGATTCAATTCACCTTTATTCTTTAAAGCAGCCTCCATCACATGTGATTATGCATTTATTGGCTGCATCCTGTCCTTTGAATGTTAATGTTCCATAGTTAAATATATCGGCAGATGTATAAAAAGTCCCTGCATTGGTTATTGTTATATCGTTTCCTCCCATATCACACGCTACAGTATTATTACAATTATCTGAACAGTCTATATCCCAACCGCTCGTATCACATGTGCAAGTATCAGCTGGTGATGTTGTTACATAATCAAATGGAATTGTACAAGAACTTCCATTCCAATTATTGCTTGTATCGTTGGCGTAGACACACCATTGTATAGTGGTATCTGCTATAGAGTTCACGGTTTTAGTCACATTAGACCAAGTACTCCCACCAAAAGAAACCCAAGTGTCGTTGATAAATTTGTCGGTTGTTATATTATGTTTAATATAACCGTAATCCATAGATAACGTGACTCCTGATGCAGAAACATCATACATAACTAAATGGTGAATAATATTACCCGATATATAATCTGACAATTCAGAACTTGTAGTTATGTTTTTTGTAAGTGTTTTGTCATTATTCCAACAATTGGCAAAATCTTCTTCAACCCACGCACTACCCGTATAATTCCATATATAAAGAATACAACCCTTTCCTCCACCAGCAGCATTAGCTTGCCCTTCCCACGAAACATAAACCCAATCCTGTGTTCCAGATAATGTAGTATCGAACCTATAAAATGGATAAAATCCCTCTGCTGTAGCTTGGGAGTCTCTCGTATCTTCAGATGCACCAACTTCTAAATAATCTGAAGCAGAGAGTTCGCTTCCAAGTCCAAACGTTACTAAGACGGGAGGCAAACTCTGATTATATCCACTTTCTGCATGTGAGGCAGTATCGTTAGCTTTTATAGTGACATCACTTGCCAGAGTTGTGCCATTATAAAATGAAAATATATATCCACTCAATCCAGTATCATCAGTCCAATTCAAACTATGTAAAACATCCGAGCCAGCTAAGGTCGAGTTTGTGGAATTGTCATAGTATTTTGGTGCTTCTAAATCAGGGTCATATAATCTAAAATAAAGGGTTTCATTGTTTGTAGGAATGTCGTATTGCGCCCTAACTATCCCAGCTTTGTATATCCAAGCCCAGCGATAGTTTGGATTGAGAATAACTTTGATGTTTCTTTCAAACTTTAATTCAATTTCTCTAGACAATTTATAAGTTGGACCACTATAAAACAAATCTCTGACTTCATATCTGAGGAAAAATCCGCTTCCATTCAATACTTCCACTTTATGATAGATTGGAAAAAGACTAATATCATCTATCTTTCCCTGAAATTCGTAAGTCTGTGTGATTATCGGTCCTCTGATATATGGAGTATATTTTATGATTTTTACTGTTTGGCTGATATTATTTATAAAAGTCTCTATTTCTATTCCAGACCTATTTCTATTCATTTTGGATGTTCCGTCAAAAAGAAAAAGATATTCTCTCCCCACAATAATCCATCGGTTTCTTTCGTTCTTGAGATAGAGAGTTGTCTTGTCTTTATCTACTCTAATCCTTACTTTAACGCCAAGAGAAACATAAACCGCGGAAGCTAAGACTAAAAGTATTAGAAAGCCTATTATATATTTTTTCGCCAATCTTAACACACCTCAAGAGTGCTGGTTGGACCATCAGTGATTAAACATGTTCCATTCCAATAAATCATTGCATCACTTTCCCCATAGGTTATATTAGTTACAACCGTTAGGTTCTTACCGCTCATGTTCCAATTGTCTGTCACGGTTATATTCGGTGAATTCATAGTATCACTATATTTGTGGAAAGTAAAGTTATCAATTACTGCCCATATTTCGGTGGAAGAGTTTCCTCGGTCTAAATCCCACGATGAGTTTGTAAAATCATAGCTTGAATTGCTCATATCAAAAATTGTAGTATTGTCATACCAATCGAGCGATGCGTTAGTCCAATATTCGTATGAACTGTTAGACATGTCAAATATGGTTGTATTACTCTGCCAGTCAAGGGACGAGTTATCCCAGTATTCATAACTTGAGTTTACAATCTGAACATTGGATATATTACCCCAATCGAGACTTCCTACCCACGATGTATCTAAATCATGAGTTGTTAAGTTGCCCCACCCCAATGTATTTTCCCAAATTCTATTTAGGTCTGCAAACGATGCGTTAGTATATTCATAACTCGAATTAACAATTTGAGCATTACTAATGTTGCCCCAGTCGAGACTACCAGTCCAGACTGTATCAAGATTATAGTCTGATAAATTGCCCCAATGGAGGCTTCCAGACCAAGCAACATCTAAACTTCTTTCACTTACGTTTCCCCAACCTATGAAATTCTCCCAAGTTCGATTCAAATCAGTAAATGAAGCATTTGTATAATCGTAACTCGCATTAGACATGTCAAATATTGTCGTGTTATCATACCAATCCAGACTTGTGTTAGTCCAGTATTCATAACTTGAGTTATCTCTACGTGTAAATGTCAGATTACCATCCAAAGCATCTATAACCTGAGTTGTAGTGTTGTACCAGCTTGTTTGGGGTACTAGACTACTTTCATCAATTTGTGATGCACCCAAACTATTCGCGGTTATATTTCCTCCGTGTAAAAAATTCTCCCAGCTTCTGTTCAAATCTGTGAAAGAAGCATTGGTGTATTCATAACTTGTATTGACGATTTGTGCGTTAGATATATTGCCCCAGTCAAGTGAACCCGTCCAATCTACATCCAAATCATATGCTGTTAGGTTGTCCCAATGTAAACTTCCTGTCCAAGCACTGTCTAGATTGAAACCAGTAAGATTTCCCCAATGTAGATAATTTACCCAACTTCTGTTTAAGTCCGTAAATGAAGCATTAGTATAAGCGGTTCCTGCATCAGCTGCACACATCCATACACCCGTTACCGTTTTCAATATCTGATTCTCTGCACACGTTGTGATATTAGTGCCTGCAAGCATACTCCCACTCCAATCGCTGTCTAAATTATAATTATAGTTTGCCGCGCAACCCCAGACTCCACCAGTCATTTCCATTACCTCACCAGCATAATCGCACTTTGTTAGATTGTTAAAGTATAATAGGTTGTCCCAATCAGAGTTCAAGTCATATGTGACTAGATTAGCCCAAGGTATTGCAAGGTCGCTTTCGAGTATCTCATCGGTACCCAGACAGTCCACACATTCTGTGAGGTCTATCTCATTCAGACTCCAAGAGGCGTTTGTATAAGTAGTACCAGCATCCTGTTCGCACGTCCACACGCCACCAGCCATTTTCATTATATCGTCTTCATTAGAACAGGTTGAGATATTTCCTGTGAAGTTCATCGTGTTTTCCCAATCTCTATCAAGATTTGCAAAGGAGGCGTTTGTGTATTCATAACTTATATTTGCCATGTCAAAGATTGTGGTGTTGTCGTACCAATCCAACGAACTGTTCGTCCAATATTCATATGAACTGTTGGAAGCGGTTATACCTGTCAACTCTGCGCCAGAACCGACAAAATAAGTGGCTGATATATTACCAGTGATTGTTACATTACCGTCGACTGTTACATTACCGCCGACATCTAAATCTCTCTCAATTTCAGTATTATTCACTTTCAAATCTTGGTCAATCTCAAGGTCAACACCGCTTAAATACCATGGGTCTCCCCTCATTTCTATACATCCTATACCAGTATGTCCACAAAGATAAGAAATATTTAAAATGTATCCAGTTATATCTCCAGTAACATTTAAATTTGTTAAATATGCCCCAGAGCCAAGGAAATAAACTGCAGAAACATTTCCTAAAGCAGTTATATTTACAGCCGCATCTATAGAGTCTGCTGAGATATCTGATACATATAAATCTCCCCATCTTAATACTCCCGAACCAATATCATGTGAAAGAGTAGTTATTGGCATTAGATTTCCATCAAGATTTGAAGTCCCAGATACATTCAAATCTCCTCCAACAAAAACACTGCTAGCTGTCGTTAGATTATTTATCGTTAGATTATATATTCCCAAATCAACATTCTGCTCAGCGCCAGTATATGGGACATAACTCTCATTACTCATATCAAAAATCGTAGTATTGCTCTGCCAATCAAGACTTGCGTTTGTCCAATATTCGTAGCTAGAATTATCTCTTCTAAAAATGGTAGTATTATCGTACCAGTCTAATGATGTGTTCGTCCAGTATTCGTAACTTAAATTATATGTCCAATAATCAGAGATATTAGCCCTATACATTGTATCTCCCAGTTCCCAATATTTTTCAGTCAAAGAAGTCCCATTTTCAAAAAGAGTAGTATAGTCTAAATACTGTCCTGCTCCAGTCATATTCACATTTTCAGCATATGTGGCATTTGGGGAAATAAAAGTTCCATTATCAATCCAAAGGGTTTCTCCTGCTCCAGCTAAATCTGAACAAAAATCTGTATCATCTCCGAATAGGTAAGTACAATTAATATTACCAAAAAGATAGGCTGCAGTTACATTTCCTGTGACTGTAAGATTTTCTATTGTAAGATTTCCCTCTGCATCAAGTGTATAATAATCAAGTTTTCCTGTGAAAGGATTATAAATTGTTTTAAAAGTTGTAGATAATCCTATTGTAATTATTAAGAAGAATGATATCAAAAATATTGCTATTGTTATTTTTTTATTCATTTTCATCAACTGTATGTATATCCATCCCTATCATCCCAGACTTTCGTAAATTCTGCAGTTCCATCTGCCCATTGAATGTCTGTCACATAATTATTTGCATCATAAGTTATTTTTTGGATTTGCCAATATGCTTCGTCTTTTCCTCTCCCTGGCGTGGTTTTTCCGATATAGACTGGTTGCCCATTCGCATTGTTTTCAAGTGCCTGAGTGAATTCCATATCTGTAACATTGAGTGTTGGCTCTTCTCCCCTCTGTCTAAATTTATGAAATTCTCTATCTCTAAGGTGGTTCGTATAAACTCTACCACCATCTGCACTCACCAAATTTCCTCACCTTTAATTTTTTTATTTACATGTCGGTAAGGCGTAAACTACGACATGAGAGGTTGGGTAGTAAAATATTTTTCCACTGACTCTCTGATTAAAGAATATATGTTCTGCTATATATAGATTACAGAAGCTATTATGGACGGACTTGCTTGAGAAGAAGAAGTTGGACAATTGTATTAGTAGAATCGGGTTTGTTTATAATCTCAATAATATCGTAAACGGTCGTGCCGTGCAGGATTTGGTCGTTCAAATCTACTGTATCTGTGGTTTTTATCATAGCTATCGATTCTGCTTCGGTCTCCACACCAGCGAGATTGTAAAGTTCTCTCTGCGATATCCTGTCTATGAAAACAGCGGTTATAGTGGAATCAGAAGAAGAATAAGTAAGTATATCATCTCCGTTGTAGGTGCTCGCAGTTCTGGTTCTCAAAGTAAGGGAAACGGGATGTGCAGTAACGATTTTACTAAAATCCGAAATAGCGTCTGTAGTAAAGGTCAATCAATCACCCAAACATTATCTTCAAGACAACAGAAGTAAGCATTGCAGTCAACATTCCTATAATTGATACAACTAACCCCATTTTCTGCCAAGTCTCTTTTCTAAGTTGTTCGTGGGATTTCAGATGATTTTCCAGATTGTTTTCAACAACTATGACTTTATCATTGAGACCGTCCAATTTACCGTTGTGCTCTTTTACGCTGCGTCTGATATATTTTATATCTGTTCTTACTTCTGCGAGTAATACCTTTAAATCCATTATTGTATTTCTTTCTGTTTTGTTCATTCACTCAACTTTTTCAATCAATCCTGTGTCGGGTGCTTGGGCGATTATAAATTCAAATTTATCAAAAAAAGTTTTAGCCAATCCAGTTCGCAGAGTCGATGCTGACCTTTTATCGACTTTTATAGCTCCGACTATCGTATAACTCATTTCGCTCATAGCAAGTTTTCCCGCTACGTTACTAAGTGCGAAAAAAGCAGAAAGGGCATTGGAAGCCTCTTGCTTCAAGCTTGTTCCCATAGAGACCCCAGCCAATCCGTCTATAATCCTGTCCGCCGAAGCTATAATTAAATCTAAATCAGCATCGCTTACATTAGACGTTGTTAAACCAGTCTGTGCCCGAATGTCGTCCTTATCTCCGTAAGCCAATTAGCTCACCTCAGTCGAAGCTTTCAAATACTAAATGAACTTTGAAACTATCTGCAGCTGTATGACTAGTTACATCGAATTGCAACTGCTCATCAACAACGTAATTACTGTATATGTTTCCTGTAGCTGTTAAAGCTGCGTTTGCGTTTGTCACGTTTAACACTTTGATATACAAAGGTCCGATGTCGTCTGTGAAATCTTCTGCACTAAGATTAACATAAGTTTCGCCTGTTGTGAGTCCAGTCACTTGTAAATCGGCACTTCCGTCACTGTTTGTGCCAACTTCTTCGATGAAAATCTTTATCAGTTTTCCTTTTACTCTTGGGCTGACTACTTTTCCACTTGCGGTTATGTGATACCATTCGAACTCGGTTGCGGTCGTGCCCAATGTGTTTGGAGATGTAGGTACATCGAATCCTGTGCCAGCTGCATCTACGACCAAAGTTGGAGTTATTAGCGTGAAGTATCTATGTCTTGGCATATTTTTTTTATCACCTATTCTAATTCTATAAAAGTATCAACCTCTATGTCTTCGTATATATTATCCACAATATCTGAGCGGGACTTTCTCTTATGCGGCATACGTTTGTTCAAACCGAGTGAATGCAATGGTTCATCAAATTTGATATTTTGTCTGTTTGGAATTTTCCAATGCTCATCGTCGGTGGTCATCCGAGTCCCGTCCGCCTTTATGCAATGGTGCACGAAATCTACATCAGTCTCTTGATGATGGAACCATTCGGAACATATCCGACATTTTTTCATCGGCATATTGTAATCACTTCTCTCTCTTGCATTTTCTTTATTTCCCTGTCCTCTTTTGCATCAGGGTTTTTCGGTCCCGTCAATTTTCCTTCTAATTTCTTCATTCAAATCTGCCTCTTTCAATCCATCCCACCTAGCGGTCTTGTAATGTTTCGAACACAATACAATAAACACTCCTGGAGCCTTTGTCGGAAAGGCTCCAAATCCTGCTTTATCACATCCTTTCCAATCGCATTTTGGTGCTCCTTTCCTGTTCCATGTCTTCAATTCCATTATCCTCGCCTGAATTTACCTCCTTCACATTTAGCGCACGGCGGCAATTTATCTTTATCACTATCTAAGTATAAATCTTCGCCGCAAGAAATACAAATATACCTGTCTTTGCCTGGAATCGTACCTGCAGAAATTATCTTTTTACTTTTTTTTTTATAAGTCTCTTAGGAAGAGCTTTCTTAATGGGCTTTTTGACAATCTCCAAGTGCCAACCCAAGCCCCTGAAAATAATGTCATCATGAGAGGCTATTTCAACGGTCTTGGTTTCGCCTCCTTTTATATTATGAAAAGGAAAAGTAACTTTAAGCAAATTCTTCACGGTTATCTTGTCTCCCTTTTTGTAAACCTTCATACGCTCACCAACCCATCCTTCAGTCCGGGCTTCATTCCAGTACCGAGATGTTCTAATCCGTATTGCCTGTCTCCAGTCGAGACCGTCCTTGTTAGTCCATCCTTTAGTCCGCTTCGTCTATAAAGTACGAAATTAACAGTTCCAGAACCCGTTCCAATATCTACTCTATGGTTTCCCTTCAGATAATAACCCTGCGCTTCAACCCAGATTTCGACATTATCATCTGCAGAATAAGAGGAAGTGAAGTTTGCCAAATCAAAAAGATACTGACCGGAGCTATTGGTAGTTGTAATCAAAGTCCCCTCACCTGAGGCAAAGGCTATTTTTTTAGTCCCCTCTGTTATGTCCATAATCCAGATTCTTGCTCCGTCTACGGCTGCAGCCGTAGCTCCTTTGGGTCTCTCGTAGGTTACAGTCCCGCTTATCGGATATGGGTTTTGTGCTGGCATTCATAATCACCTAACTAAAATCTGGAAACAGGTTTTCCTCTCCTCCGTGGTCATATTTCTCTTTATGTCTATCGGGTTGCGAGTGCCAAATTTTTGGACTCCTATGCAAATGTGTGAAATACAATTTATTATTATATCCTTTCCAAAACTTGAACCCACACCCTGGTGGGATATATTTAGCAAATTCTTCTATTTTATCTTTAATTAATTTTATTTTTCCACCTTTCACATACATTACAAATCCTCCGCTTAATGCAGCAAATAAAGCCACCAATATAGTTGTCAGATTATTGAATTCTGGACAGTCTGGACACTCATCGTATTCTGGACATGTGGTTGTGGTTGGACAAACTAGGTCTGGACAGCAACTGTCACATTCTGAATAAGGGGTTGTATCTACTGGACAAGGCAAGTCAACACCCGTCAAATCAAAATTAACTGTAAGAGGAGCGGGAGAGTCTGGCAATATAATATATTTTACACAAAGTGGGTCATCCATACACTCGGGGATATATAACTTAATCTGGTCTCCCCCAACGTATTCAAGTGGAAGATTGGCTAATTCAGCTAAGAAAGCATTTCCCACCTTTGATGCCTGAAGTTCTCTTCCTGTCCTAACATTTCTTGCAACAACTGTCAATGGTTCTGCCATGCCGGGTGCGGTTGTATAGATATGTCCTGAAATGGGTTGTGGCAATGCAGCCAAAACTGGAGAAACAACTGTAAGTAAAGTTATTAAAGCTGTCATAAAGCCTGCGATTAATTTTTTCATGTTTTCACCTCTAACTAAGCGTAAATGTGTCCTCCTTCGTTACTATATTTGTCCTATTTATTGTAAAGTTCCCACTTGGGATTACAAATATAGGTATAGCTTTCTTCAAGTTTATGGTTTGTGGTGTGCAGTTCCAAGCGTATTCAACTTCTGTACATCCTGTACAAAAGTCCCAACCATATTTACAAGTGACATAATTTCCGCTTGAAGCATTGTAATAGCTTGCATAATCTATCTGAGTCTCATTACTTGATACATTTATTACATATTCCTTTCCTTCTGTAGCATTGAAACAAGTGTCCGACATATTTCCGTCTGCATCTACCCCCCAACAAGCATAGAGAGTATCGTTCATAGTCATGTCTTCATATATTGACATCAAGTTAACAGCGGTCTTATTTCCTGCTGAATAATTGCAGTGTCCTATGGATTCCATCGAGTCATTATACTGCCAATAACTTCTATTAACTGTGGTACTCAGATTGGTTAGATTACAATTGGTTATTCCTGCGTATAAAGTCATGTTTCCTAGACCATTATCTTTCGCATCTGGTGAACTTAAGAGGAAGTCTGGGTCGGTTATGTAATTTGCTCTCATGTACCATGTTGTATGGGCAGTATAGAGGGCGAGTGCATCTCCTGTTTGAATATTGGTATCGTTATTAATAGTCGGGGTTGAGTTTACATAGGTCGTATAGTTCTTAGACCAATAAGTATTGTTAAAGTAAGAAACTGAAGAGACGAGGCTAAAGTTATTTACAAAGTCTCGTATGGTGATGTTCTCTCCAGAATAAACCACATAAGTCCACTTGGTAGCAGGTAATACATTTATCAATCCAGTCATATTAGTTTCTGAAACATTAGAATGTCCTGCGGTGTCGTTTGCCCAAGGCGTTATTATAAAGTCTCCATCTGAGGCAGAAGATGTATTCCCACCCGTAATGTTTTGTGGATAAATTAAAACAGAACAATTAGTATAACCCATTCCATCTTCTTCACTCATTGACACATTGGCTCCTTGGAGGGATATTCTATCAGCAGATTCATTATAGACATACACTCCACAACTATCAAAGTTTGTCTCATTAACCCAGAATGTCACATTGATGTAAGCCTCGTCTCCATAAATATCGCTTGAACTATTATGCAATACCGTAAAGTTCTGTCCATATTCTTTCCAACTCACCCAGGGAGTATTTGGGTCGTAATCGAAGAATATGCGACTAGTAGCGTATCTTCCCTGAACAGTTGTACCGTTATAATCGCTTTTATTGCCCCAAGCGTCCTCACATCTTATGGTTAAGTTTGCTATTTGCCCATATAAAGTATCATTGAAAATATCACTCAAAACAGAAGCGTTTGTATAGGTTGTTCTGTTTGTTAGATTGCTCATATTCAAAATAGCTCCACCATCAATATGTGCTGTGTCTCCTGTGTGGTTGCCATCCCAGTAATGAATATTACATACGGACAAACTTCCATTAAGAGTGACATATATGTTAGGGTCTTGTCCGTCTGCATCTACCGTCGTAGCATTTGTAATGCCACTTATATTCAGTGTTGTAGTATCTACTGGTCTTTCATTTATTCTAAAGAAAAACATGCCAGTTGCAGAAGTATTATAATAGCTTAAATTACCTGTACCAAGAGTATCATTGCACCAAAAAGTTATATTTCGCCAAGCAGTAGATGTGTCATCATCTCTTGTATCATATAGACTATTATCCGCTGAATATTCTATAGCCAATTCGGGAGTGATGAAAAATGTAGCGTTCGTATCGTTTTTTCCGTCGTTTGTAGTGGATGCGTTTGTACTATTTATCATAGCCCATATAACTTCATCAGTCGATTCATTACCAAAAGAGAAATTACATTCAAACGACTGATTAACTGGAGCAACTATACTAACATTCCAATCAAAGGTAGTGTTGTAAAGCTCTGTCGCATTTGTAATATTTAATAAAACATCCCAGTCCTGTAGCTGAACTTCAACATCAAAAAAATAATCATGAGCCAAGGCAAAATTAAGCATTACCAAAAGAACGGGCAAGAATGCAATAAGCCCCAACTGCTTTGCGGAGATACGTAAACGATGGTCTCCAGCTAAAAAATTGACCATCATATGTTTTAAGATTGTATTTCTTTATTTATAAAGATTTTACATCTTCTAAAAGAAATGCCGAGCAACTGCTCGGTTTGCTCGAATGAGCAGCCTTCTCAAAAAAACAAGGAAGGCAAAAATTAATCAAAGATTTTACATGCCACTAATTCTACAACCAGCTTCTCCTCTTACAACTCTCGCTTCTGCTCTAAAACTGATAGCCACGCCGAGTGCATCTCTATCAGGAATTTCATAAGATTTCATTGTTAGAGGTCGTCTGACAACGAGAACTCCACCGTTTCTTGAATCGATGACCCAGGCGTACTCCGTCGATGTCTGTCCTACCCAAGCTGAACGACTTACTAGAACACTCATCCCGAATATTGTTCCAACTTGACCAGTCAGCAACATCTCACGACTCCCGAGCTTATCTGCCTCCACGAAAGTGTCTATTTGCCTTAATTCACCCAGTTGTGTCGGATGAATCACAAGCCTATTGGGTTCATAATCGTCGTCTTCCACAGCTTTCATTCCATCCACGATATCTTTTATAGATAATTCGCTACCAGCAGCACTTACGCTGTTGGTATTATGGAATCCGTTTGTGCTGTCGTTGAATGCACCAAAGATTATCAAGTCTTCTCGAACGGCTGCTTCACGCCCCGCTTGGCGTAAATTCCTTTTTATAATGTCCCAATTTGCATCCTCTTGGACTTCCTGTGCAACTATAACCTGTAGTGCCCATTTTGCCGGAGTTACTGAAATTTTAGTATATGCTTCGACATCGATTGGAATTCGAGCTCCTTCCGAAACCCTTCTAAATTCCATACTGTCCTTGTCTGCCAATATCATGTCCAATGTGGTTCCAGATGTCATTTTATTGATTTCAACACACTGTCTCCCGACTGTCCTCTCGATACTCGCTTCCTTGATTATATCGTAAAGCTGCTGCCGAACGACTTCGCTCTCCCAGGAAGTTATCAGTAATCCTTCATCTGCCAATTCTTCTAAACTCTTCATTTTCTCACCTTAAATGCTAAGTTTGATTAACAGATATTTTGCATCTGCTGAAGCTCCTGTTAAGGCTCGTCCTATCTCGTCGCCAGCATACGCAGCATCGTCAATCATGTCAACATGGTCCTCTTCGGTTGCTGTTTCAGTAAACTGAACAGCCCTACCCGGTGTTATCGTTTCAGAACTTTGAACTATGAATAGTCCCTCAGTGTAAACTGTGAAATATTCGCCTGTAGTTGCTCCTTCAGCTGCGATTCCGATTACATATGGGTAATCTGTTGCAGCATCGCAAACCTCTACTGTCAAATCTGCTGGTACAAATGAACTCACACCGGCTGATGTAACTTTATCTGTCATTGTAGAAAGTGGTCTTACGAATTCACCGGCTTCGATTGTATCGTTGGCTAGGCATGTCAATGCGCTTCCATCAAGATTTAACATGAATAAATCTGCCATCTATTTTTCACCTAATCCCAGCTATATACACTACCATCAGCCATCTGATGGTAAATTCTTTTTGGTTTTGTTTCCAATTCTTCTGGCTGCCTTGTGATTTTAGTTCCCCTGTTTTTCAGGGTCTCTAAATCTTTTTCAAGATTTTCAAGTTTCTTTTTAGTCTCGGCTAATTCCTTGTTTTCTTCTGGAGTCCTTTTCTCCAATTCCGTTTTCAACTCTTCGGTTGAAACTTTGCTCAAATCCACTTTTGTTTCTGCAGGTTCCGCAGGTGCTTCAGGAGCAGGCTCTGCTGGTGCAGGTTCTGCTGGAGGCTCTTCTTCAGCCTTTTTTTCTACTTTTTCCTTAGCAGCCTCGAGAATACATTTTTCTAAAGACCAATCGGGATGCTCTTTGTTAATGGCTTCTGCTCTTTTAAGCAAAATCTCTTTCGCTTCTTTAAGCTCCTTACATTCTTCATTTTCAGTCAATTTTTTCACCATTAAAATTTAAGCTTCCCATCTATCGGTAAACTTGGAATTAAGGGTTTCCCGCCGATAGACATATTAAATAATTGTATATCTCGCTTTATATAGATTTCAAAATATATGTTCTAAACTATGTTTCGTAGAACTCTATTCTATTCCGCATTCTGGGGGCTTGCATGCGGGAGATTTCACAAGACTGAGTGCAGAGAATTCGGCGTTTTTCGCAGTCAGACCGTTTTTAGTCTGGTTGTATTCCACATATACTTCGACACTGACCCCTGTAATTAGTTTGTTATGTACTTGCATGGCGATGTCCTTGAATGGTTCCACTATTTCCGCTGTGCCCTCTATGCGTTCCAATTCTTCATTCCATTTAGCTTCAGTGATTTTGCCTATGATGTCTTTCACGCTCTTTCCGTGGTCGATTGTCAACGGTTTTCCGATTAATGTTGAGAATGCTCTCTTCAATTCTTTCTTAGGATAGAATACTCCGTTGAATTTTCCCTCTTTTAGAGCCTTGAAACTGAAAACATATGGCATTTTAAATTCTTTTCCGAGTTCTTCCATTATCGCTTCTGGAACATCAATCTTCTCAGAAAGCTCTTCCTGGTCCATGGCTTTTTCAGCTTCTTCCACTCTTCTCTTGATAACTGCACAGTAAGCAGATGCTCTTTTCTTGTTCCATTTCTTTTTTGCTATTGTTGCTCTTACACACTGGGCAAAATCTTTATATCCTGCAAATGGTAACCCTTCTGGATATTTCTCGGTCTCTTCTTCTTTTTGAGTCCCAACCATCTTAGCTCCACATTTTGGACAAACTGTAGATGTGCATGGAACTCCTGGTTTGTGTGCGACTGTCATTTCGCATTTTGGGCAAGTGCATTTAGCTGGTCCGCCGATTCCTTTTGGACCTCCTACGCCCTGTCCCTCTCCTCGTGATGTTTCTTCAATAGATTTTTCTTCTTTATTCATCGTTACTCTTACGAACTCTATTGTCTCTCCCACTTTCTCTTTTAATTTATTTTCCAACATCTCACCTTATAATATTCTCATTTACTTCTTTATTAATATTTTTTAATCACTTTCGTAGCTACTTTGTTCATGGGTCTCGGGAATTTTCTTTTCCTTTTTTTGGCTATTGTATGCTCCCTTATCAGTTCTGGTTCGCTTTTTGTTGTTATCATTCTTTTAATTTCTCCACGCCTGTTTTATCTTTCATTTCCTCTTCTTCGTCTTTTTTGAATGGAATCCCTTCGGCTTTGTAAACTTTCTCTCTAACATCAGCTGGATTTATAACTCCGACCTCAACTAAGTCGTGGATTCGTTTAGCCATTCTGTTTAAATCTGGCGGAGTTATTTCTTTCCATTCTATTTTCGGAATCTCCTTGAATTTATATTGTCTTTGCAATTCGGAGAAGATTTGTTCCCTTAATATTTCGCTGAGTTTGTTCTGTATGGAACGTATGCGTCTGTCCAAATCTCTCGTTATGCTGACTTCCAGAGTGGCTCTTTCCATTCTTCCGAAACCCATAGCAATTAAATAAGGAATACCAAAACCAGCACAAATGGATTGATTATAAAATTCCGTCAGTTGCGGTTGGATAGTTTTGCTTGATTCGAATCTTTCTAATCTTACCCACCAAGGAAGCACATATTTAGTTCTTGCCTTTACGTCTTCAAGTTCATCTGCCAACTTTTGATGGAATTCGGGAGTGCCCATCTTTCCTCTATAGTTTGCTCTCGGGTCTGGCTTTTCTCCGACATAAGCCACATAAAGGGGATGTCTGCTTTGTTCTTCGCTGAATCCTTTTCTCACATTCAGTTTCTCATAGATTGTATGATAGAGTGGTTCTACAAATCCAAGAGCGAGTTCATTTCCCATACTGAAAAGAGGGAAGTGTACAACCTGATGAACTCTGAGTGGGGTTTTCTTTCCTGTCCAATCTTTGAAAACATATCCGATTACTTTCCCTGAATTATCTTCTTGAACGAATCCGTTTGTATCTCTTTGGAAATCCATAAATCTTGCATCTATCCTCGCTAAATCAACAAGGTCTCCTTCACTATTAAATAATTTCTCAAACCATCCGTTTCCTGTAATGCACATGTCCCTGACTATTTCCTCAAGCTTTCTTAGTATATCGACTTTATCGCAGAATTCTTCACAAACTATTTTCGTTTTATCGTCAGTAGTGATTAAATCAAATCCAGGACCCGTAACTTGAAGGGCATAAAAATTCACGCAGCGAAAAGCAACTTCGTCAAGTCTTGCAGCCAATTCGAGTTTTTCAAAGGGTATTCTTTTAGCTAATTTTTGTGCTGAAGTGATTTGTCTGCCTTTTTCTGTAAATGGTTCAGCN